TTATGGTATATTTATTAAGGAAATGGTTTAACACATTTTTTCATTCATGTGTTTAAATAGACAAAAAGAAAAAACCTTGATTTCTCAAGGTTTATTTTTTACTTGGTGACGCGTATGGGTTTGAAAATGGTATTTTTTGATGTTTTTGAAAACGCATATTTTCCTTATTTTATACCATTTTTATTATTTTAGACTTCTTCAAATTTTTTTAAAATATTTTTAAATTTAAGAAAAATGTGCTTAAAGTGTGTTTGAAAGAGCCAATATTTTCCACTTCAGAAACTCATATAAAAATGATATAATAATCATCAATAACTCTTAGCAGTATCGGAGTTGGTGCAGTATGATTAATTTTATAGTAGTTGATGATATGGAATTTTTTAGAGAACAGATTAATGATGTCATCCTGTCATTCAGTATGAAATCAGATATTCCTACAAACAAATACATATTTGATGAATATAATAAGAATTTTAGAAAAATATCAAATTCAAAACTCGAAAACAAAATATACGTCCTTGATATTGAAACGCCAAAGCACAATGGAATAGAAGAAGCTAAAAAGATAAGAAAAAAAGATGAAAATAGTACAATAATATTCTTAACCAGTTATGAATCAACTTATTATCCTAGCCTATTAAGGTCAGAAATGAAATATAATTTTGTGTCAAAACAAGAATTATTCAAAATCATACTCGTTAACTATTTTAATATTATAGCAGATAACATATGCTCATATAAAAACAATTTAGTGTTTAATGATCATAACGCTTTGATAAGTATTAAGTATGAAGATATTTTATATATATACTCTCAGAATAATAAAAATATCATTAAAACTATTAATAATGAGATATCTGTTAGTAAATCCCTCGACTTTCTATTATCCAAACTACCTAAGAACTTTGCTAGAAGCCATAGAGCTTGCATAGTTAACATTAAAAATATAATATATATTAAGAATAAAATTATATTTTCTAATGGTGAAGAGATTAGTCTTCTATCAAGAACATATAAAAATATCGTAATAGAATTATATAAAAATATACATAATATAAGTGGTGATTAATATGTTTTATAAACAATTTATTAAATATGGTTTTAATGATAAGAATAATTTAAATCTTGATGAAGTCGCAAAGGAAATTATTTCAAATTTAAAGCTTAATAAAGAAAGAGAAATATCGTACATTTATAATAGTGTTAAGAGATTAAGTGATAACTTTTATGATATTATTTCATTTTTTCCATTTAAAATAAAAAAAGACTAAATCAGTCTTTCTTGAAATAAATACCAATCATTAACTAAATACTCAATTCTATCGTCAAAGATAATATATGACACCTTTCTAATATCGTCTCCATATTCCTTAAAGTATTTTTGAACGAATTGTTTTAACTCTACTCTATTCATATTTTTCATAATTTTCCCCCTTCGAGCGAATATAATAGCACACTCGATAGTAGAAATTTGTCGAAAAATGAAAAAAGGCCTGGAAATTAATCCAGGTTTTACCTAATGGTAATGTGGATAGACTTATAAGTTCATCGTATAAACTTCTCTATGCTATCCGCATTCTAATAATATATTACTCAAAACAAAATGATTTATTCATTTAATTATCGTTTTTATAAATTTATTAAACGCAACTTTTATTTTGCTTAATTCCAACTCTGACAAAACAACCTTTTGATTTGTTTTAACATCTTTATATTGGGATTCGATTCTATTTTTAGAAATAGTTCTAAATTGTTCCATCAAAATTATAGAGTCAGTTTCTTTTATATAATACAAATGTGAATATTTCAAGTCATTGTGATTTCTATTATTATAGCCCTCCAACGTTTTAAAATGCTTTTCTTTTGGACTAGTTAATGGCAAACAAAAAATCATATTTTCTGTAGAACTAATTGGAAATAACACACCTAAATGTTTAGCCTTTAACTCTGGATGAAATGTCCTTCCATAATTTATATGATAAATACTGCCCTCTTCATAACTTTTATATTTTTTATTTGTAGACTTCTTCACTTCAAAATACCTCCAAAATAACAGAAAAGGGAAGTAAAACTTCCCTATGAATAGACTTATACATTCATCACTTACGTTTCATGCAGCTATTCGCTCAATGTACAATACCTGATTGACTAACAGGTTCATCATTACCTTCACCAAGCAATCAACATTGTATTTACAATTTATCATTTTTTTGATTAAAAGTCAATCTATATAAACTTTTTTCAAAAAAATGTACATTTATTATACACATATTAAGACAAATGTCAACAAAAAATAAGGCAAGAGATTTCTCCCTTGCCTTTAATGCATAATCTATATTAAATCAATTTAATTTGAGATTTTTTAATTATTAATTGTCAACTTTTGACCTGGATATATTTTATTAGGGTTGCTGATATTGTTATCCTTAGCTATCTTTTTATAAGTAGTTCCATATTTCTTAGCTATACTACTTAGAGTGTCTCCAGATTTTACTATATAAGTTCTTGATGAAGTATTAGTTATGTGTGACATTGTTCCATTTGGTATTTTAATAGCTTGTCCAACTCCTATCAAGTTCGGATTACTGATACCATTATATGAAGCTAATACTTGATATGTTGTGCCATACTTACTAGCTATGCCACTTAATGTATCACCTTTCTTAACTATATAAATAGTTTCAGAATTTGTTTGTGGTTTACTTGGTTTTACTGGTTTAGTTGTTTCTGTTCCTTTACCATAGCCATTTAATCCACCACTTTTAATTATTGTAGGAAAGTCGGTATGAGCGTAATCTCCGTCTAAGTTTCCTGAATAACCGTTTAACTTTAATTTAGAAGTATATTGATGCATTCCTACACCTGATTTATCTTCATAACTTACGTTAGACCAATGAGCTATCCATTTATTATATCTATCTAAACCTTTTAAATATGTATCAAACCACGATTTAGAAGCATAGATACCAGTATAATAACCAGCACCCTCAACGATTGAACAGAAAGCCTCACTTATAGCTTTTGAATTATCAAAATTATAGTCGTGTTTCTTTTTCCAACCATCAGCATCTTCCATATCCAAGTAAACTGGATATTCAAATTGTTTTCCTTTTAACACATTTAAGAATGTATTAGCTTCCTTTTTAGCAGCATCTACATTTAAAGCATATGAATACCAATAAGTTCCTACTGGAATGCCTAACTCTTTACATAAGTTATAGTTCCTTTCAAACTTAGGATCAATGCTATTTGAATAACCAGCTCTGATTATCACAAATTCTACTTTATCTTTTAAAGCAGCTAAGTTAATATCTCCCTGATGTTTTGATATATCAATTCCTAACTTTTTCATATTATTTCACCTCGTTCGTCTTTTTTAGCCCATTTACGGCACTTTCGATAAGAATATCTAACTCTGTATTACTTATCTTTAAGCCTTTGGAATTAAGCCATTCTAGGGCTTTTTCTTTTGCTTTAGATAGCTTGTCCTCATTAGATATCATTACACCTTTATAAATTTGTTCAATATACTTAACTGTTAAATCAACTATCTCTTTCTTAGTTTTAGTATCAACATACTTTGTATAAGCTTTTTTAATTGACATTCCTATAAAGGATGCTACTGCAGTAATTACAGTAGCTAATATTTGTATTAAATTATCTTGTATTAATTCCATCATATTATTTTCCTCCGTGTTCTAAATCTTCTATTCTATGGTTTATCACCTTTATCTGTTCTTCAACAACTGGCATACGCCTAGCAAAGTTGTTATGCTCTCTAACCTCTCTTGTAAGCTCTGATATTTTTTCTTCTGTTACAGCCTGATTTTTTGCGTTTTCTAGTTTTATTTTATCTACCACCTTTTTATCTCCACTAGATTTAGTTACTAATACACCAGCAAACGTTAACCCCCCTGATATTAATGCTACTAATACAGCTTCACTCACTCCGCAGCCTCCCTACTTATTATTCTATATTTTTTTCTAATTACATCTCCATCTTCGAAGTACGCTAATAGTTCTTGTGTCTCAGGATTGTAATTAGGTTCTTCTTCTATTACTAAGTCCTTGTAAATAGTGATAGGTTTATCATACTCATTAGCATACATAATAGCTTCACTCTTCAACTTGTACTTATATAATCTATCGCTTATCCTTATTATTTCATTTTCGTTTTTATAAATATATTTCATACTCTCCTCCTACCAAGCATAACCGTTAACATTCGCTACCATATCAATTCCGTTCCATACGATTTCCATATCATAAATCATTCCGACTTTAGGCGTGAATGATCCGTTCTCACAATCTGTCCCTATAAATTTAGTTGAAATCGTAGGTTCAGTTGCTTCAATGCTAGTTTTACTCGTTTTTAATGTGATATGACAATTGAATGTTTTCGTTGGTAAAATTGAAGCATCATTATAAGTCATACTAAATTTGGTGACACCATTCGTTGGTATAGCTCTATACATATTATTATCTTCTAATTTTGTAACAAAACTAGTAACTGACGTTCTTTTAACTTTAGGTTTAAGTATATAATCTAACAAATATGATTGTATTGTACTATCCATATCTGATGAGTTTACATAAAAACCGCCAATATAAGTATTTGTAGAACTGTCGTAGTAATAAAACATATCTCCTACATCAGTTAACAAGGATAAATAATCACCATTCTTAAATATCCTAGAGCCAACTTCTAAATCCCACGAGTCTGCTATTACATCTATTGTTCCTCCTGATGTAACAACATATAATCCATCAGGTAAATCTGTGTGAGGGTTTAATTTGTTACTTGAAGTGTATGATGACATATCAAAAGGAATAAATTGATATATTCCCAAGTCTATAAGACTTTTGATGCCCTCTAGTGTTGTATTTTGGGTTACTTGTGAAAGTGTAGTCCCCTCACCTATTTCAAGCTCCTTGTACTGGATTTTGGGCTTGTCCGTTAGTTCACTATAATTTGTAGTACCTTTTTCTCCCTTTTCACCCTGGATACCTTGTATGCCTTGCTCACCTTGAATGCCTTGTTCTCCTTTAAGTCCCTGTTCTCCCTGGTCACCCTTAGGACCTTTTAGATTAGCTAATTGTTCTTCTGTAAAATCAGAATATGTAAAAGGCTCACCTTTTTCGCCTTGAATACCTTGTGGTCCAGGATCACCTTTGGGTCCTCTCAAAACACCATTAGGTATATCTATGTCAATAGAAGAAGTTGGCTTAATTTCTATTTTCATTTTTTATACCCCCTTGTTTACGATGAATTGTTCATCCTTTATCAATGTATTTAACAATTCACCATCACGATATAATTTGATGCCATAATGATAACAATCTGCTTTTAAAAGTTCAGATTCCTCTTTTGTAAAATTAAGAGTGAATGTATATTTATCGTCTTGTTTAGTAAGATTGTAATCCTTTTGATAAATATCCTTTGCATAAGGATTAGTTCTTATAGTGAATTTAACTATGTCAGTTTCTTCGATATCTTCACCAGTTAAACTAAATAACATATCTAGTCCATAGTCGCCTTCATCCATTATTATTTTTTTGTTTTCATTTCTTAATGCCATTTAAACACCTCTATTCTTCATAATTTCTTATAACCTCTCGTGCTTCTTATTTTTTTAATCAGTTGTTTTTGTATATTCTATTATAACTTTAATAGGTTTTCCAAAAAATCCACTGTCATTGGTTGCTATCTGTAATTCATTAGAAGTCTTATTCAATTGAAAATACGTAAATTGTGCTGTACCTAATGCTAATAATTTATGCTCTGATGTACTAAATTCTATATATCCTGTATAGCTTAATATTTCATCTGCATTTAAATTACTTGAAATTGTTACCCATGTAGCACTTACACTTGGACACGTTGAATTTATTACTTTTCTATAAATAGGTTTACCATCTATCCATGTTCCTATTACTTGTTCTTTTGTTGAATAATTAAATTTATCAAAAGGATTCTTTCCTCTTATTTGCAAATCTCCACCGACACTTTCATCATATTTACCCATTATTCCTACACCATTTTTTGAAAGTGCAATATTTGGAATACCTGAGCCTATATTAGCAGTAAACGTAACAGATGAAAGTTCATCAGATACGACAACTTCTATTGTATAAGATTTTTCAACATTGAATCCTTTTGTAGAAGTATCACCCATAATTAATCCATCATAAGAATAACTGCCATTTTCTCCGTTTACACTAGTATTAATTGTTAAATCTTGATAGTCAGACCAAGTACTTGAGTCAGATACTCTATATCTATATTTTGCTGATTTTATGGTGTTAGTAACTTTACCAAAATTGATAACATTGTAAGTTCCATCTATTTTAAGAGTAACATTTTCTGATGTTCCATTTTTTCTATTTGCATTTATAGTTCCTTTAGTCATAACGCTATAGTTTAAAAATGTTGCTATTGCTTTACTGACCAAAGTAGAATTATTACGACTATCTATCGCATAACAGTTTATTGTTGGGTCTGTTGGAGCTGATAGTTGTCCACCTACTCGTAATGTGTCACTATAAGGCAACTCAACAGGGTTAGCAGTTCCCGATGTAATTCTATATTTAGACATTGTAGCCTCTTTTTTAGCAGTAGCCTTCATGCTTGTAGGTATTGTTACCAAAATGGTAGAATATCCTTTTATTACAGCATTAGGGTCACCGGTTAAAGTTGTCGTTGTTGTATTTACATCTTCAAAATTGAAATTACTAAATTCTGGATTTCCGTTGACAATTGTCATTGTTCTATCCCAATAACTCCAATAATTTTCTGTTGTTCCACCTATACAAGTTCCTATTACCCCTCTAACCGTCATAGTATTATTAGTACATTTCTGCCGTAATAATTTTCTTTCATCGTCAGTTAAATTGAATGTATAACTTCCTGTATTCGGAATATTATCTCTTTTAATATTAGTTCCAGCAAATTCTAATCTTGCATTTATTCTAAAACCACCTGGATTGTTATAAGTTATTGTTGGATTTTGTTCATCGTTAAAATCATTATAACCTGTTATATTTGCTTGTCTTAGTATTGTTGTTAATGCAGTCCAATCAGTAGTAACACCACCAGTATTAGGCGTATAAGATGATGTTCCACCTTTGGTAAAGGTGGCATATGCATACCCACTCAATCCGCCGTTGCTATTATGATAAAGAGGGTCTATATATCCACCAGCATATGCACTTCCACCAGCAGTGATAGAAGTTAACGAAGTTTCGGCAACTAATCTATCATAATTTTCTCTGTTATCATGCCAATAAATTCTAAGATAAGAAGCATAACTAGAAGTCCATCTATATCCTTCTGATGTTAGTTTCGCTTCTACATATATTCTTGAAGAATTGTTTGACGTGCTTGTACGTTCTTCGTTAAAATATGCTTGTAAATAATATGCTTTACTATTGTTTGAATATAACGTTATTGATTTTGAATTACTTGCCATTTATACCACCTCACATTCTCGTAAACCATGTCTGGTCTCCTACATTCTGTATTAACGTTCTACATATCTGAGCTTCATCTTCAACAATAAGTTCTTTCGTACTTAAGCCTTTATCGGTAAAGTAAGCTATCGTTGCATTTTGCAAAGTCAATATTTTTATTCCATTTGCATTAGCTTTGAATATGGTTTCCATATTTGTTGAAGTAATTGTTATACCTTTTGATATGTTAACTGTTTCAGTAGTTGTTTCGTTTTCGTTTTGAGAATAAGCCAGTTTAACTATTCCTTTGTTACACATCAAATCATATATTTCTACCGCATTATCGACATCACATTTAAATGTTATTCTTATGTGATTTGTAGTAACTTCTACTGGTTGAGTGATATATTCTTTAGTTTCATTATTTTGTTCACCTGTATAGAATTGTTTTAATTCTGTACTATCTAGTTGATATTCTTTATCGTTGATTAATACGCTAGCATTAGCCAACTCATTTAATTTTTGATACATAAAACTAACAGCGTAATTCCCGTTAGGTACTTCTTGCTCTTGATATACTTCTCCATTTAAAAGTAACATCGAATTATTATTAGCAGCTTCATCGTTTGAATTTCTAACAATCTCGCCTTCCCAAAACTCATAAAGATTATCACTTGTTTTTATTTGTATAGATAACTCTTTTAATGTTGTTTTTGCATCAGCTATTTCGAGATTTGTATCTATTCCAATTTTCAGATATGGATATGCCAAATTATTTTTATCTATTTCTGTAACAGTTCCAAATGTATCACTCATTGTAAGTGATTTTTCATTAACGGTCGTTATATCGTTTTTTACATAGAAATCAATCATAGGCATTATGGATTGTTCGAAGTTACTTATTGTATTACATCCGACGTTAAATAATCCTTTTGATAATTGTGTATGAATACCTATAGCATTGCTAGTTGATGTTTTGACAAACATAGAAGTAGTAACAGCTTGTTCGTTTAACGTTTCGTAAAAATTATCAGGTAAAGAAGAATAAATCGTCTTTCCGTTTAAATCATCACCTACAAGAATATTTCTACTAAAGTTTTGGTTCTCAAGTAAAAGCATTACGTATGCTGTATTCTTTTTAAATTTTATTGTACTTGAACCAGCACTTAATTCGTGTTTCAATATCTCCCCGTTTTCTAATTGAAATTCTCTATTAGATGTCAATTCCAACAAACTGGTTTTATAAGATAGTGTAGTGTCTCCATGTTTATATGTTAGTTCTGGAACATCCAAACTATATTCATACGCCGAATTAATTTCCATGAGTTCTTCACTTCTTATATAGCTGGTGACACTAGTAGATGAAGGGTATACATTTGTTAATGATTTATTAACAGCATCTGAGTTATAGGTACAATAAATAAAACTTTCATTGTACAAATTTTGAATGTTTGCCGTATCAGCTTTGAACCATAATCCGGTATTTCTGAATATGTTATTTCCACCAGCTTCACTAAAAGTGTTTGTTATACCCGATTCAGCGGTTTGAAGTAATTCATTTATATTTGTTTTATTATAGTAGTCACTTTCCAGATTCTCTCGTAACGTCTTAGTTTGTTCAGTCAAAAGCGTTATGTTGTTTGCTTCCTTATCAACTTTTGCTTCTGCTTTTTTATATAAATCAATCGTATTAGCCGGATAAACATAATTTACAGTTGCACTAGTTTCACTTGGTGCTTCTAAAGTTATTTCGTCATAATTGTGCTCATAACGTAATAAAATGGAGTTTATTAATTCTCCATTTTTATTTTTGAATTTAATTATATCGCCACATGTTAAATATGGTTTAAAACTAGTTTTCGCCGAAAAGGCACTATAACCAAAACCCTTTATTTTATCCAATATTGCATAAATAAGTTCTTCTCTTTTTTTCTGTGTGTAAGCAAATGGATTATCATTTATAATGAGCCAATGTTCACCATATTTTTTTACAAGCTCATCATCTTTTAAATCCAAATTTTCTCCAACTATTTGACTCATTCCTAGTCTTACACAGGTTATCGGTTTTGTATCCCTTTTATCATCCAAGTCCGTATAATCTTCTATAACTTCGTTAATTATTGAATACTTTATACTCATTTCAGCATCTTCACTATTTGTTATATAAGTAGTATCATTGAACGTTTTAAGAGTTGTAATTTTCCCTAAATCTATTTCCTCTGGTGTTTCTAATTCATATATTAAATCAAATACTAAATCAGGATATTTTTCTTTCCATTGAGTTTGGGTCAAACCATAAACGCTTTTGCTAAGAAATATTACACCATTACTACCAACTGTATTTAAACTAACTCTAAAACCAGAATTAGAAATATTAGTCATATATGATATTGGTACACTATCAAATGAACCATTTTTGTTAGGATAATCTTTCAAAAGTTCTGGTTGAGGTTGCCAGCCAGGATAATCTTCAAAATTATTCATATCTTTAATAGCTAAACTTAAATGTCTTGATTTCTTTTGAATTGTAGCTCTACCATCTTTGATAATTAATTTATCATACTTAGTTAATTCATTTCCTTTTAGGTCTATGTTTACTACTTCTTCTGTATAAGGTTCATAATCAGTTGCAGCAGAGCCTTTTTCTAGTTGAAAATCTTTTGCTTCAACTGATGTTGTTGTACCATATAAACCTATTATCATTTGACCTGTATAATTTGAAGTGAATTTCAAAGGTACTGCTGATGAAAGACCTACAGCTGATAAACCTTTAATAACAGTACCCCAAAGTTTATCACTATAACAATACATAGATATGCGGTTACTTGTACTCGTTGAAAATATATATTGCTCATCTTTTACAACATTTGCAACAAAAGTCGCGTAAAAAGAGTCACCAGTACCTTTTTTCGTTGCTGTTATATTATTTGCAACATTTGACGTATATATCCAAGAGTTAATATTAGTATTTTTGCTTTGGTCAAACTTTGCTATGTTTTTTCCAGTTTCTACTATTTGTATATTTCCATATGGCACATATCTTGTTGCAACAGAGCCTTTTTCTAGTTGTATTTTTATCAATTGATTAGTCAGCGTTTTATTTACATCAATTTGAATTAATATTGTATCTATTATTATGTCTGACTTTAATGTTTGGGTTGACCCTACTTTACCATAGAATATATTTGTATTATTACTTTTGAAATAATATGTTATGTTACTATCTTCATAACTAAAACTCAAATGATATGTTCCTGCTGGTATTTTTAATGACAATCCAGTAAACCAAAAGTTAGTTTGTGCTGTTGTTTTTCCATTAAGTATTATTGATGAAACATCATTCCAAGACATTGTCATGCCATTTACTACTTTGTCAGTAAATTTATCAAGTTTAAATAAATTCCTACCTTTTACATTTTCTATTTCACTAGGATAGTCTGGGCTAGGCATTGCCCCATAAGGTTCATAATCAGTTGCAACAGGACCTTCTTCTAGTTGAATTTTTATTGTTTCATTAAAAGTTGTTCCTGCTTCAAAACCACTTATATAAGCATACATACTATGTACTTCTTTTTTAAATGCCACATTTTTTGTTTTAGAACCCGCGAAAATTGAAAATTCAAATACTTCTTTATCTGTATATGTACCTTTTATATTTACATTAAATGTTTTAGGTTTATCAATAGACAAGACATAATTTCCAGCAGGATATGAATATATAACATTACTTGAAATATTTGCCCACTTACTGGTTGATGTTCCTTTTATAGTTCCTACGCCATTTTTATCATATGTTGTTATTATTCCATAACTTGTGTTGTTTAAAGGCTTAAACAAGTTTTTACCACTTCTTGTTTCTTGTGTAGATTTACCATATAATTGTAGTTTAAGATTAGTATTATAAACACTATTATCTATAATTAGAGTTTTCCCATCTTTTTTATTACTTTCATATTCATTAAAAATTAGATAAATTTTATCATCATTCATAACCTTGACAAACGAACAACTCGATTGAGCAATTGCTACAAAAACATCTCTTATTGTCGCACCTGTACCCGTAAATTGATCACTTTCTACTATGAAGTCGGAATTTGTAAAATCAGTAATTCCACTAACTAGCCCACTTAATTCACAACATTCATTCCATACGTCCAATAAAGTAATAAGCCCACTAGAATAATCTAGTGAGCTCATATATTCAACTTGAGTTTTTAATCCAAAATCCATTCCTACAACTTTTACTAATTCAGTAGTATCATTATCAGTTATTTCAGTAGTTATAAACGTACCAAATTTAATAGTCTCTCCATTTACAACCTTATAATATTCAAATTCTTTCTGTTTAAAATCTATATTGTTTTCCACTTCGAAGGATATTTCTTTAAATATAAAGGTACCTATAAAGTTTCCATTATTGTAACAATCATCTTTTAAGACAGCTTTTACTGGAATTTTTTTGTTATCTATTATTATATATTCGCTGAAGGTTAATGTTTTTGCATTACATCCATTTTTCCAAGTACTCGTTAAACCTTTTAACATTCTAATCACCAGCCTTCAGCAATGTAATTGTAAAATCATTTATAACTGCATCACCATCGCAAAATTTATCAACTGATATTTCCGGTCTTTCTTGTATAATAAAATCGGTTTCTTTATATTTTTTATCTTGAAATGAATAATATTGATATGTCCCCTCCGTAAGAACTTGTAAATATTCATTAGTAGTGTCTAAATCCAAAGTTCCTAAATTGATTGTTATAACACAGTCCACGTAGTCTGAAAGTATTTGTTTTCTTCTTCCATTAATAAATTTTTGTGTTATTCTATCCAAATCTTCTTTTATGTTGTAACCGTTTGAAAGTATTTTATCAAATTCAAAATAAGAATCTTCACCTTGTTTCTTTTTCAAAAGAATCATTTTACACCTCCATATTGCAATGCTTTTCGAGCTTTAATAGTTTCCTGGTTTTGATATATCTTTTCACCATCAAGATTTATAGATATAGGCATAGTTCCTTCAAAAGTAGCATTTGCATTAAGTATCTCCGTTACACTACCACTAGTACCGCTAAATGACATTTTACCAGTTTCAACATTAACGGCATCTTGCATTTCATTAAGTATTTCATTTCCGAATTCTTCAACTAGTTTCAAAGATTTACCCTTACTTTTTGTAAGACCTACATTAAAACCTTCAATTAAATATTTTGCATCCTGTTCTGATGCTTTTGATGGAGAATGCTCTTTCAATGAAGTCCTTAATTTTGCCAATAAACTATTACCAAATGACGCTATTGCGCTAAATGCAGAGCTTTGCTTGTTTCGGTTTTTTATACCTGACGTAGTCCCTTCTATCAAATATTCACCAGACTTCTTTGCTTCTCTCTTTTGATTTTTAATTTCACTTGTCATAGTCTCAGCTAAAGCTTTTGCTTCTTTTTTAGTCATAGGTTTTCCTTCTTTTATCCCATCAATATATGCTTGCACATTTCCATTTGAAGTTTTTCTGAATTCAACCTTATGACCTGTTATCTCACTAAGTTGTTCAGACAATCCTTTATTCCATGCTTGTTTAGTCTTTTTCTGACCCTCTTCTGTAATTGTTTTATATTTAGCTTGTTCAGATTCTAATTGTTTAATTTTAGATTCAGTTGATGAAACAAGAGCATTATATGTTTCTGTATCATACTTATCTTTATCCCTTTTTAAGCTGTCCAAATAAAGTTGTTGAGCTGTGATTGCATCCTGATAATTGTTATATGTTTGTTCCTTTGTTTTTCCTTGATAGTTAGTAGTATCCTCATACATTTTTAATACTGCATCATAGTTACCATTTGACAAGTTTGTTAAAGAAGTTTCATATTCTCCAATTATTTTTTGATTATCAGCATATTTGTTTCCTGTTTCTTCGAGTAATGCTTGAGTTTTATCATACTCTGTATTCAATTCATTATTTTTATTTTTTATATTTAATAATGTTTCACCATGAATTTCTAAGCTATCATCAAAGACATTTGTAGTATTTAATAATTCTTTAACTCTTTCTTCAGTTATTCCATATTGTTCGGCTACTTTGCTAATATAATTATTTCTTTCTTCTTCGGCTTTGTTTGCTTCTTTAACTGCTGTTGCATAAGCTTCTTCTAGTTTCGCAGCTTCATCTTTAGCTTTGTTATATTTTTCTTCTTGTGCATCTAATAATACCTTTGCTCGTTTAGCTTTTATAACATTTGCTATCTCAACAGATATTTTTTGATAATTTTGTATAACTCCATCAGTTACAGTTATTTCTGTCCCTAATGCTTCATTTAAAGTTCCTGAAATAAACTTTGCCCTTTCTTCATATCCCTCTTTAACTTTTCCATTTTCATCAGCAAGATTAATTAATTCATCATATAAATTACGATAATTTTGAACTTCATTCATATTAGTATCAAGATATTTTTGCCTTGATTTATCAGCTTCTTTCATAGTTTCATCATAATCTTTCAATGTTTGATTAACTTGTTCTTGCTCAGTTTTATTTTTAGATAATGCAGAATGCAATGCTATTAATCCTGCAGTTAATCCAGCTACTCCTGCAACAATCAAACCTACTGGGTTTGCATTGAATGCAACATTTAACAATGCCATAGCATCTGTCGTGCTTGTAATTGCTGGAATTAACGACAAAAATGAACTAACAGCAGATAATATATTTTTAGCTATATTTATTGCTGATATTGTCTTTAAGACAACTTGATAAGCAACAAATCCAGCTGTAACACCTGCAATAACAGGAATTAAAGTTTTAAGAACATTTATCAATGCTTTAACGTTTACTTTTTCGATTGCGGTAGCAAATTTTTTAAATGCAGTTTCCGAAGTTTTACCTATATTACTTAAAACCCCAGATATTCCACCTAAACCATTTTTCTGCAATAATTTATCAACAGATGAAATAACGTTTGCTACTCCACGTGTTATTGCCGTTTTCATATTTGTTACTGATGTTTTTATACCTCCAGTTGCATTTCTAGCCTGTTTTTCAAAAGACTGAAAATTTTTAGTTCCATCTTTATTCAACTTTACAATTGTATCTATAAATTCATCCATTGATATAACACCTGTTCTAAGTCCTGTTCCTAAAGCCGTTGTCATATCACCAGTTCCGTTCTCAACTGCTTTCAATTGCTCTATTAATTCAGAGGCAGTTGATGACAAAGGATTGTTATCAGCATACTCCTGTGCCGACTTCAGATATTTATCTAAAGCATCTTTATTCCCTAACATTTCAGATGAAATCTGTTTTAATTGTGCTGGCATAGCTGTTTGTATTGCACGCCATTCCATCATATCTGGTTTACCTTTTGCATAAGACTGTGATAATTGTTCTAGTGCAGACGATTGAATTTCAGCAGATGCTCCACCTGCTAACAAAGCATTATTTACTGCTAAAAATATTTCGGTTGATTTTTTTACATCACCATTTTTACTTGTGAATCTTTGAACAGCTAAAGCTGCATCGTCTAGTGTTGTTGGAATACCCTTTAATTTATCACTTAATGTGTTTATGGCTTTAGATGCATCTTCACTACTTATCCCCAAATTTGACATAACTTTTGGAAAGTTGTTTAAGGTATCTATACGTGATATTGCACCATCTATACTTGCATTTATAGTACTTATTGCCGAACTTATTATTTTTGTAATTCCTAACGCTGCTATTATACTCTTAATTTTAGAGCCACCTTTTTCAACGGTACCGGTCATAGAATTTACACTTCGTTGAAAACCATCAGTATTTAATTTTGTTTCATAGGTAAGTGTTCCCGCTACTGCCACGATATCACCTCTTTTCCGATAATTTCTTTGCCATTTCGTATATTTGAGCTTGTCTAACCTGATTATTTATTTCACTTTGGGAAAGTGGTAATTTATAGTACTCTCTTAAATCAATTAAATTTTGATTTTTTCCATTATAAGCTCTATAGCTTTTAATTTTATTAAATTGACTATCATTCGGTATTGATAACCACATAGCTCTGAATTTCCACCAATGTATATAATCTCTTGTCAAATCGACTTTGAAATACATATTAAAAGCCCCCCATATATATAGATCATCATATCTATAGTTAAAAATTTGTGCTTGGTTAATAGATCCTTTTTCCTTTTTGTATTCTCTGTTTTTTCCGCATTTATAGAACCAAACAAATTTTTTTACTGCTTCTTCATATAATTTTTGATTTAATATATCAAAAAAAGCAGGGTAGAACTTTTGCAAGACTTTTATCATTGCATCTGTTTTGTTCCCACCCTGCATTTCTTCTTCAAAGTCTATAAATATACGAAAATCTGTATTAATAAAAAACTTCTTATCATTCAAATAAACATAACGAGGTAATTTACCATACATTCCTGTCATTAATATCTCCTATATCTATAATTTCTTCTTTGGTTTTGACTTCTAAATCTATTCATTTTATTTACTTTATAATTGTAATTGTTTATAACTTCATTTATTGGACTTACAGATGCATTCACATACGCATTAACTGCATAACTAATGATAGTTAACGCTACTTGTGTATCCATAACTTCATAACCATCTTGTATTCTTTTTTTGTTTATTTTATCAGTTGCACCATTTCCAAATATTTTATCAATTATTTCACTTATATTAATTTTATTTTGTTCTTTTAACTCTTTTGCATCAATGTCTTCTATCTCTTTTTTTACTTCAAAAATTAATCCATAAATCTCTAACTCTATTTTTCTATCTGTATCCTCATAATTTAGTTTATTATTCATAAATTCCTCGTCTTTCTATTTAAGCGTTTTCTGTAAATTTTTTAGTTTCTATATTAAATGTTCCGTAAATGAAATCTCCACCCTTTAACGAACCAGACATTGTCTTTTGTTCACCTGGAGCATTTGTAGCTTCTGTAATGGAAACAGTTTGATTTATCTTACGGCATTCATATGTGTTTTGAGAACCAGTAACTGGTTTCCACATTTTAACTATATAATGATCTCTTTTTAAAGCACTACCTGTTTTTCTTTGCTCAAATAGTTCATAAAAATCATCATATACGGCATCATTTTTTACCATATCCATAGTAATTGGAAATTCATTTGAATAACCTGTTACTGTTGTTCTTTTTGATTTTTCATGAATATATTGCTTTTCAGATTCAGTAGGGTTAGCATTTTCTGTTAATTCAGTTATAACTCCACCTAAAGTTATATTTTCACCAGTAGAATCACCAAAATAGTGTAATTCATCGTGAGACATAATATCAGTTAAATCTGATTCTGCAAATTTTTGAATTTCTAATTTTAACATTTTAGTTCCTCCTTCTAAAAAAAGACCTACTTGGTCTTCCTTATATTAAAATATAATTGTAAGCTGTATACACTAATTGCTCCATCTTCACTCTCGTTATAGGTTAAAGCATTAGCACAACTTACTGATTCTATTTCTTTTCCATTAAGTTTAGGGAAATCTTTTGTAACATTCTTTTCCATAAACCAATCTGAAAATTCATCTAACCAATCAAGGTTAGTTAATCTCTGTTTATCTATTTCGCTTTCACTCTTTAATAAAAGCATATATTGATATTGTCTATACCATCCTTTATCGTTAATATATTTTAATGGCAAAGTTTCAAACCCCGTTCTTTGTAAGGCAAGGTTTTTCGTATTATCACTTAATCTCTCACTATGTATTTCCTCAATTTGTGCAATTTCATAAATTGGTTCATAGCTTTGTAGCCATTCATTAATTTTATTGTCCATTTATCCTCCTAGAGTAAGCTTCCACTTGTCTTAAAATATTATCTTTATTATCAGATTTCATACGTTCAAATGGTTGTGTACCTCTTTTACCAACTCTCTTTTTTATTCGCTTTGAATAGGCTTGATATTCAGCATAAGGAACGTTAATTTTAACATACCCACTCCCAGCAACGCTTGAATTTCTTATTGAGGCTTCTTGATATCCATCCTTATATGACACATATTTTTGTAAAGCATCAATCACAAGATTATCCAGATGTTTTTGAGTCAAGTTTAGGTTATTGTTGAACTCACGTACGTATGAACTATCATATTTTAATGTAAAATTTCCTACTTTGACTGATGATGGAAATTTAATGTTATGTAATGCCATTATTTTGCTCCAATTTTTATATGATTGATTTCGTTTAAGTCATTATCTTCAAATTCAAAGACATCAATGCTAGATACCTCATAAACATATTCTTTTCCATATTTTTTTATCAGTTCTGTTAAGGGTGCTTCTTTTATTTCATCATATACGCTTTTACCGACAATTACATCGCCTTTGTTACACTTCCATTCATTATTGTATCCGATAGTGTCAAATATTCTTATTAAAGCTGAATCTGATGATGATACACCTGTATTATTACGATTAAAAATAGATGTATTTCTTAAACTTGCTTTCAAATTGTATCTAGTATAATTTTTGTTTTTTTCCTTATGGAAAATTGTTATATCTTGAATCATAAATACCTCGTTAATTCCAAAGGTAAATTATTAATTATTGATTTTTTCTCATTTTGAATTTCAGTTTCTGACTTAAATGTTTTAGAAACACCATCTATGGATATAGATGTCACTTTTCTCGAACCATTTTCATTTATAAAGTCACATAGTCTACATGCGACATAATTAAGCTGCCATTTGTCATTAAAACTAAGATTATTAACAGCATCCTCAGTTAATATTCTATTAACGTATTTATCAATTTCTCTACTTGCTTTTATTATTAAAGAATTAAAGAGACCAATTGATAAATTGCCCTTATATTCCGTTGTGTAAAAGGTATAGTCTGCATAATTTATCATATTTAGTCTCCTCCTTTACTAATCTTCTTTTTTCTTATCTTTATTAACTTTATCTTCTTTATTAGTTTTCTTATCTTTATTAACTTTAATAGTTAAACCTACTGTTCTTGCCATTAAATACACCTCCTACTTTTTAAAACTTAATGCAATACCTGCAGTCTTATTTTTCCATACGTCAACTAAACCATACTTTCTATATTTAGCAATATATGCATCTGCATTCGCATTGTTTTCTGGTGCAATTGCATCTCTAACAATATGCTTATCAAACTTCATAACAGCATTTTTATCGATTATCATATAATTAATATCTTTACCATCTGTTGCTTTCTTGAAGTGCCCTAATTCTTCCCCTTCGCTTACTCCATCCAATAAATCAATTTTTGTATAAAAGCGATTTTGTGGTACTTTTACTATTTTAGAAAATTTTGCTAATACTTCTCTAGACTTAGTTGTATCTAAAGCCATAACAGAATTTACTAAAGTTGGAGTTGCATATAAGATACGGCCTTCTTCTGGTACACTATCTTCATCCATTGTTGATGTATCTCTTAATAAGGCTTTTAGGAAAGCTTCACCATCTGCAAAATTTTCACCAGTACTTTCTGAAATTGTAATTCCAGAAGTTCCTGCTAGCTTTGCTGCAACATAAGCATTTCCTTCAGGTATTACTTTTTGTTCTTGTAATGCCCTTTGAGCAATGGCATAAGTATCCCCCATTGTTTCTTCATTATCCATTTCATCTAATTCAATTTTAGTTCCTCTGTCATAATCGAATGTAGTTGTTTTCCATTCAACTTTTACATCTGATTTAGTATATCCACTATTTCTTGAATAATCTCCTAAACCACCTTCAACAGATACTTGTCTGTAAAGGATTTCTTTTGCATTTGCACCTTGTCTAGTTAAAGACATATCAGAAGTTAAATCTGCGAATAAATCACCCTTTTTATATTTCTCATCTACTAAAGGTGTATATTTTTTAGCTAAAGCTATATTATTTGCCATATTTTATCATTCCTTTCTATATTCCCATTAATTCTTTGTCATGAGACAAATCCTCCGGTGGCTTTTCTCCGTGATTACCACCTAAATCAATGTTTTGTCCATCATCTTGACCATTAAATAGGTAATTGTGTTCTTCTTTAATTTTTTCTATTTGTTCATCAAGACCTGTAATTGTAAACAAACCATCTTTTTCTTCATAAGATAACTTTTCTTTATCAATTAGTTTTTCAAGTATCTTACTATCTTTTGCTTTAGACTTTTCTAATGCTTTTTCTAAAGCCGAATTTTTCTTGAAAGTTTCTACTTCTTTACTTCCATCTGCTTTTCCTAAATCATACTGTTCTTTTTTAATAGCCTCTATATCTTGTTTTTCAAAATCAGAAACTTTAGTATTTAAATTATTAATAACTCCTTCTTTAACGGTTATATCATTCTTTAAAGTACCTATCTCAGTATTCTTTTTTTCGATATCCTTTCCGTGTTCTTGCATAATTGCATTAACATAATTTTTTTTGGTATCTTCATCTTCTATTGATGAAAATAGATTTTCTAAAAACTTTCTATTCATTCTCTATCCCTCCTACGATTTTTGTACGTGTTTTTTCTTCACTTGAACTTTTAGAAAATTGCTAGTCTTTTCGTTGCTATGCCACACGAAAAAAGCCGACTATGTCGACTTATGGCGCCTCTGTAGGAGTTGCACCTACTAAAACTTTTAAGGCATAATAAAAGCACCTTATTTGGTGCTATTTCTCTTATGATATTCTTCCATATCATTTTTATACTTTTTCTTTTCTTCTTGAGTAGGAATATAATCCTCTTTAGAATTCCACAGTTTATTAGCTAATTCGGTTAGAGGACTATTTTTATCAACTTTAACATTATCACTCCAAAATTGAGTTTCTAAGGAATTACCATCTTTCAATTTATCTTTTTTTGTCATATTGTTCTACCTCCTCTAATTCAATAAATATTTTACCATCTTTTTTATAATAATCAATATATTTGAATTTAGAAGTTCTTTCAAATAATATTTCGCCTCCACCTTCATCATTTAAAGTTGATAAATTTCTCCCATTTATAGATTTTATTTTAAATTGTAATTTCATATTTTCATCATAAAATTCTTTTGATGACGAAATATATGATTTCCAACTTCCAATGCCATCATTATTGTCAAATATGCTTAATATATTATTTAATTGCTCAGAGCTAGTTATCTCTACACTTCTATTTACATAGCCATAGTACTTAGGAGCTTTCATTAATGAATTATCTAGATCATTTATAAAATCTTTTTGTTCTGCAGTTAATTTCTTATTATTATACAATAATTCATTTATTTTATAAGAATCTGAACTAATATATTTATTTAACGAATATCTTTCTCTCTCTGTTAATTTATTAATCCAAGAGTTATTGTATATTCTTAATTTTAACTGAGCATTACGTAATTCTTTTTTTGCTTTGTCTGATGTATTACCACTAGCTACTACATTTTTCTTTGATTTAATCTGCCTTTTCAAATAGTTTATTTTCTGTTGTTCTTTATATTTTCTTTCAACTTCTTGCATTGTGGTATGTTCACTACCATATACCACTTTATTTTCGTTATTATCGAATTCAGCTAACCACAAGTAATTAACTATATGATTGCAATTGTATTCTTCTGTTAAATATTCATATTCCTTAAACATTTCTTTACTCATAGTAACATCATCTATTGGCTGATGAGATGGTCTACATTTCGAAGAGTGGCCTATTCTTACGCAATTATAATCTATATCATTTCCAATTTTTTTTGCGATTGTATCCGCCACAGATTTAATACTTCCGTGAAGTCCACGTTTAACAACTGTTTCTATTCTTTCATTTCTACCATTACTCGTTTTAAATGTAATACCTTTTTTTGATAGGTATTCAATTACTCTATCAATAGCAGTCTGATGATCTTCTTTGCCAGTTATTACAGTTTTATATATATCATTCATAGCATCCACATAACTTTTTTTACCTTGATAGGCTATGGTTCTTGTTAAATTGTTTAAATCATTATTCGTGTTTTTTATAGTGGCCATTACTATTTGTTTAATATTTGAATCAAATGTAACATCGTATCCCTCAATTTGAGTTGTAGCCAATTCATTAAATAAATCATTTGTATATTTTTTTCTTTTTGAAGTAATGTTTTGGGTTGTTTTTAATGAATTTTTATAAACTCGTTTAGAATTAGACTTTATTGAATTTTTATTTAAGTCACTTGAAATTATTAAAGCGATTATTTCATTAGTTATTTTTTGATTTAACTTCTCATATTCATTAACTATTTTATTATTAGTTAATTTATCAATATTATCAGGTGTGAGCATATGCTATTCCTCATCATTTATCTTGACATCTCCACCATCTAACATAGCTTTAGCAGTTTCTATATCTTCACCAAAAAATTTAACTCTATATTCCCACGGTTGCCTTAAGCCAGCCGATATCTCTTCTAAATACTGTTGTTTTAAATCTTCTTCACTTATTAAAAAGCCATCTGTACTAATTACTTCTATTTTATCATTTTCATTGACATCCTTTTTAAAAAGTAAACGTCCTAGCAACAATATTCCTTTACATATATTTTCTACAAATTCATCTACGTTTTCACGATATTTACGAGCATTTATTGTTAAATCCGCTCTCTCTCCCAAATATTGAGTTGCGGTCACAACACTACCATTATTATTAAATTGATAATATTTTGTGCCCAAACCACACTTGAAACTTAACAAATCCAAGAAGAACTGAATACCATTTTTATTTTCTTCAACTCTTATATCAGGGTTATATTCCTTTATTAAACTATCTTCATTTGTATTTTCAATTGGATCACCAACAATTTGAAATTGTTGTTTACTTATATCATCAGGATAAATAACTCTTCCTTTTTCATCCTGTTGAGTAAGTTTTTTATTATAAAATATTTTTTTACCACCAAGTTTAAAATCCATAACAAAATTGTGAAAGGCTATATCAGTCGCATATATTTGATCTATTGCATTGCCATACATTGAAAATCCTAAACCATTAGCTTCCTTCACAGGATTATCTATCGGAGGAATTAGTATGCTGAATAATGGTATCTCAGAATTGGTATAATATTCTTTCAACACATTATCTTTTTGAAATTCCTTTCCGTTTTCGTCAATGTATATGTTTTTAATTCTATACGTTTTAAATTCATCACCATTTTTGTCTTTTTTCTTGACTAATTCGTGTATTTCAATGTAATAAATTTTCTTGTTTTCTTCTCTTATTTCACTTCCAAATGCACAATCAACTATTCTTCCGTGTTCTACTCTTAGTGGTATGATTTGGCTTGCATTCACCCATACTTGATCATATTCTGTAAATTTATCTGTCGTTAATTGGCCGTTTACTAATTTTGCATTTTTAACACGATTAATACAAGCACAAGTTCCAGAGTATGTACTTTTCTCTATGCCTGTAGAAAGATTTTTGTTAAATTTTAGTTTTAATAATTGTTCTTCTAAATATTTTTTATTTTTTTGAGTTGATGTAATTTGGTCTTTCTCGCTCCAACAAATGCTAGCCCAATCTTCAGCTATTCTTTTAGGCATTCCTAAAGAATACATTTCTCTGTCGTATGAAACACCGTCATAAACTATTTTATATTTATGAAAATCGGTTTTTCCTTTCCATAAATCTATCCAACTATTTATTCTTGAATAGAATCCATCATAAGGATTATAATTTTTTGAACGTAAATATTCTATTATCTTATTATTCATAGTTTACCTTCTTTCTCATAATTGAATTCATCCATTTTTCCCATGAATAAACAAAGCTATCCAAACTATCAATGTCTGAAGTTTCGCCGTCATCTATCCATCTTTCATCTTTGCTTTTTTCATCGTATAAAGCCGCTTTTAAAGCCTCTATACAAGTTTTAGTGTCGTTTTCAACAAAAGATATCCTATCACTATTTAGTAATCTTATTATTGCTTCTATTCTGTCTTTAATCTTTGTTTTAATGCTATCTATAATAGGAATATTAAACTTGAGTTCCGACCTCAAAGAATTGTTTAACACTTGTTCAGCGCTATCACAGAATATTCCTTGTGGATGACCATATTTGTCTTCTATCTTTTGAATAAAATCATTTATCCAAGAAAAAAGAACCTTTGTATTGGTTCCTGTAGCTTTTAATTTATCACTTGATAAAACTTGTATTTTAGAGTAATCTCGCGCTATTTTTGTAGCAGTTATTGAATGTGATGAAGTATTACCTCCCCAGTCAATGCCTATAATTATCATACCGTTTATTATTTCATTTGTAATATATCTAGTTTCATCGTTTGCTATAGGTTTAAATATAATTCCTTCTGCATTACAAGCTTGGCCTAAAATGTAGCGATTATAATAAACAGTCCCTTGATACTCTTTACATAACTGTTCTACATATGTTTCAGGTAAAAAAGGATTATCAAATATTGCATATCTCTGTAAATATATATCTATATCACTATTTATAAACCTTTCAAACCAATGATTAGGATCTTGAGGATTACCGGCAAAATCACAACAACTATATTCGAATGACAAACGAGATTTCAACAATTCAAATACTTCTTTATTGATGTCATAGGCTTCATCTATATATAAATATTTAACTCTAGGGCCTCTAAACTTTCTTACTCTTCCTACATTATCAGCACCTATACAATAAACCTTTTCACCGAATATCTTGCAAGTGTTATCACTTGAGATATCAGTAACGACATCACTTGTATATATTTCTTGTAGTGGTTCTATAACATTTCTTTGTATTGTTTCTTTTGAAACACCAACAATAAAATTAAGTCCTTTTTTGCCTATTCGTTCTGTAATTCTATCAGGAATAACATACAATGTATCTACATATGTTTTACCACACTGTGTAGCTCCAACTTTACCATTCCAACGATGATTTGCATTATTTATGTAGTCTGCTTGTTTTTCACTTAATTCAATTACCTTTTCGTTCACCGGCTACCTTCCTTATTTTAACTAATATTTCATTAGCATTATTGATTGCCTCTTTGTTTTCTGTATCAAGTATTTTTTCTCGCCATACACTAGGTTTTCTATTTTTTAGCCAAAAAATCATAGCAGTAGTATCAGGAGAAATATACATTTCTTCTTTATAATTAATTACTTCACCGAGATTAGTTACCTTTTGTTTATTAAGAGTTTTAGTATATCCTAAAGCTTTTTTTAATAATGCATTCTCAACTTCGAAATCAATAACTTCTTTTCCCTTTTTTAAGGCGTTGGATATGTCGGATTCTTTCTTTTTCCAATCCCACAATGTCGACCTATTTATTCCTATATTTTTTGCTATCTGTTCTTCAGTTAAGCCATCTCTTGCCCAACCCTCTAGCAAGATTAACTTATCTTCTTGTAGCCATTCATTAATCTTGCTTTTTGCCATAGTTAATCTTCCTTATCTTCTTTTTTATCTTTTATTATCTTTCCTAAAAAACCTTTAGACTTTAATTCTCTATATCTTTCTTCATTACATACAAAAATATTACCTTTCAAAACCGGTTTTAGTTTATTCTGTTTATCATTGAAATCTTTTATAACTTCTGATCTTATCATTTTCTCCTCCTCGTATAAAAAAAGAACTATATTAGTTCTAATTTGTATCTTTAATAGATACTGTTTAATGATATATTGTCAACTAGATTTTATAACCGAATAGGCATAATTATTTTAAAATTTCTTACCTATTTCATAAGGTCTTATGGTGTCTTACCACCTATTTATATATCATTAGACACTAACTACTAAAGTTAGTGAGCATATACCAAATAGTATATGAATTGATATGTAGTACTTGCAAGATAGACTTTTCAGTGTCTTACCACTTCTAACTTTACATATCAAACCTAGTACCCTAATAAGTACTGATACTAAATAATAAAATCTTTAGTCACTTCTCTGCCTAGAATTGTTTTTATTGTTATCTCGAGTTCAATAAAATATATTCGTCTGAGTTACCTTTAATTAGAATACGTCTAATTGCGTTCCTTTATTATTCAGTATCACTACCTACTAGAGATAGTGTTATATGTAGTTAACGGCTACATATACATCACAAAACGATATAGTTGCCCTACTAAAGACAAACTATATGGAACAGGAAAACATTTATTTACAACTCCTGTTAGTGCCTTATAGACACCATATTAAGTAAATATACAATCACTCACATAGTTTCCTAAAGGACTGTCCCGAAATAGCCTACCATTTTTCATATCGGTGTTTTGTCTTAATCAGGGGTTTAGTTAATAGTAACTTAATCTAATCCTAGTCGGCTAAAGGCTTAATTAAGACTGCTATAATAGATATATTTACTTAATATGCTACCTACTAGCAGTGCTTATTGTCTATAAAGATGATTTCTACATCAATTTCTTGATTTACTCCATTCTGGAACACATTTATAAACTACTAGTATTTATAAGCACCATAGAATAGATAAGAACTATATTTTCCCAATGTTCTACTGATTTATATAGTCAACCTCATAGAACAGGTTATGACATTATCTACTCTATGCTACCTATAAAGTATTTTCTTCACACCTTGTTTCATATTTGCATCCATTGCATATGTTTTTCATACATATTTTAGATTTTTGATTGTTTGAATAAAATTCTATTTCTACATAGTCTTCTTTATCTTCAATATACTCGTGTACTATTTTTTGAATATATTTTACGTTATCATTTGGTATAGTACCTGCTTTTACCATTCCATCTAATATAGACTTAGGTATACAATTATCTAAATCTGCTAGTTTAGACTTTATATGCCACTTAAATACAATAGTTAATGGGAATGCGTTAACCTTTTTGCCTTTAAATAGTAAAGCTACTATGTTAGTTTCTTTTTGTTTTATCGTATTGGCGTAATAAGGGTTACTTCTAGATGAATTTATTATTTTATTTAAGTTTTCAAACTTGTATTTGATTACCATCTCTTTTTACCCTTTCCACGAAAAAATACCTAGTTATTAGGTATTCTCTCACTATACCAATTGTATCAAAGAAAACGTATCATATCGTATCATCATTTATAGCTCTTTGACATTTCCATTTTTTATAAATTCTTTTACATTGTATAACTGAGTAATGAACTTTTAAAGATATTTGTTGCCAAGTAAATTTTTCTAAGCATTGTTCTTTATAATAAACTATCAATTGTACTACTTCATCATATTTACCTAATCTTAATAATTCCTTTTCGATAAAGTTTTCAAGTAAAAGTTTTTCTTTAAATAGCTTGTCCAATTCTTTATCTAATAATTCATTTTTGATAACATATTTAACATATTTATCTTCTCTTTTTCCACCATCAACTAAAGTTTTGTCATATTTAGTAGCCTGTGGCATCATTTTAGACATTTCTAGCTCTTTTTTCTTTAAATAATACTCTATTTCATTATCTATTTTATTTATTTGATTATTAGCTTCTTTTATTGTCATTAATCCCTCCTAACTCCAAAACCCTCTTACTTTTTATAAATTGTTTTCAATAAAAATTATCATCAAAGTATTTTATATATTTCTCTGGTTTATTAACATAATTCACTTTACCAGTCGTGTATTAGGCATATCGTATAAATTATAAAATGTTTTATCTTTAATTAACTTGTTAGGAAAAGCTATCTTTTGTATCATAATATCCTCTCTTAGATTAATATTTTGCAATTGATATTCTTCAAGTTGTTTCCTTAATTGTTCTTTTTCAAACATAGTAGCTTCATAATCTGCTACTGCATTTTCATATTTTTTCTTTAATTCTTGATTTTCTTTTAATAAACCATCTAAATCAAGACATCTATAACCATTACAATAAATTTTCCCACAGTTGCACTCAACTACTCTATATGTCCTTTCAAATTCTTCTTCTGTTATTTTATCTATTTCACATCTTTGCTTTATAAATTCTTCTCTAGTCATTTACTCATCACTCTCTACTTTCTATACTAAATCATTTAATTTAAAATAATGTTCCAATACATTTTTTAGTCCATCTTTATTTAATTTTATATCAGCTTGACTATGAAACACCATTTGGTTATCTTTACATATCATTACATGATTATTTTCTGCTTGTGATATTATATACCCCTTACAATTAATCGTTAACATTACTATCACTCCCTAATCTATCATTACTAAACCATTTGATAAATTTAATATATCCTTAACACTTTTTGCCAAATCATCTGCTTCTGTTAATTTAAACCTATGTGTATTATCGTGTAAAAATTTCTTTATATTATCAATATTTTCTTGTGATACTTCATATCTTTCAGTTTCTACAACTTTATTATCTTCTACCCATACATTTAATAGAATAGGGCATTCTCCTCTTGCCATTGTTTCAAAAAGTAATACTTTGTCATTATGACAATACCCTTCATCAAGTAATTTTGCTGGTGTATCAGCATACACTAACATATAACCAAAACCATCTACTGAATATACTTCATTAGGACAATAACAATCCTCTTTAAAATATCTTTCAATATCAGGTAAATAATCTTTTAATGTTTTGATTTCTTCTTTATTCATTCTGACACCTCTTTATCTTATAATATTTGTAATATTTCTTTCATTTTTCCTATATAATAATCTTCACTTCCACCATAAGCAGTTCCTTTTATAATTAATGTTATTTTATCAATTACTTCTTTTTGCTTTTTGATGCAATTAACTAATAAATTTGCTTGATATTTTCCTAATTCATATCTAAAAGCTCCATCTTTAAAACCTGTGAATTTATCTATATCTTGTAAATCATTTAATAACAGTTCTAATTGTTCTTTATCAAATTTCTTTATTTTTTCTTTATTCATAATCTAGTCCTCCTAATTTTCATAAATTACTTCTTTGCCATATTCAACAGCAACTTCGTGTTCTATTTTGCAACCTCTTGCTTTTTCCCAACCTTTCATAAAAAAGACTGCATCTGCTTGAGCTAAATATTCAATACTTTTTGATAAATAATAAATTGGTTCATCAACACCTTTTGGTGCTGTATCGAATACAGTAACTAATACTATATCTCCATTATTTTCTATTTCTTTTACTAATTGCTCTCTTTCTTTTTTTATTTGTTCATTTGTTTTTCCTCTCATGGGTTGACTTATCATTATTTTTTTCATTATTTTCCTCCTATTCTATATTCCATTTGTTCTATTTGCTCATGTGTGATGACTGATTTAATATCTTCTTTATGGCAATATTCTCCATCATAGCAAGTTGTATATATTTTATTATTTTCTTTATCTATTTTAGTTACTTCCCCACATAAGTTAATTGTTGTTATTACATCCCCTACTTCTATTAAATCAATTATGTCAAAGCTTGCTTTTAAAATTTGTGCTTCGCTAATAACTAACTCATTATCAGTTAAATAGTAATAATACCTTTCAATATCTTCATAATGTTTCTCTTTTATTTTTGATATTTGTATTGGAACTGTTACTCTATGATAATTAAACCTTACATACATTCCAACTTCTAATTTATTCAAACGCATCATATCCTTCTACTTTCTCATATAATTGACCATCTATTACAAAGTCATCTCCACTAGGATGTATGTAATACTCACATTCAGGATGTTCTTCTTTGTAATCAGTGATCGTATTATTAGCTTTTTTTACTTTATGTTCTAATTTTTTATTTTCAATTTTCAACCTTGATATGTCATCTTCATATTTGTTACTACTGATAATTAATAAACCTATTGTCAATATTCCAAATAATACTATAGACACTAGCAAACCCAATAAGTTATTTCCAATAAAATCATTTACTCTCTTCATAATCCACCTCTTTTAAAATCTTTATTAACCCTTTATAGAAATCTTTTATTGATATCTTTATGTACTCTGATTGTCCAATTTCTTTTTCGTGTTCATGTTGTTTGATTAATAATTTAGTTAATTCTGTTATCATAGTTTAAAATGCAATATCATTATCTGTGATTTCAATTGAACTTCCAAATTCTGAAAATACATCATCACTCAACTTTTGTTTAGTATTTTCTGTTTTTGTAGTCTCTTGTTTAGATTCATCTTTTCTCGATTGTAAAAAATCTATACTATCAACTATAACTTCTGTAACATAAACACGTTTTCCATCTTTATCTTCATAGTTTCTTGTTTGTATTCTTCCTTCTATTCCTAAAAGATCTCCTTTTTTTACATATTTATTTAAAAGTTCTGCTGTGGATTTATAAGCTATACAATTAATGAAATCACTTTCATATTCTCCGTTTTGATTTTTAAATTTACGAGTTACTGCTAAAGTAAAACTTGTTATTGCAACGTTGTTTTGGTTATATTTCAATTCTATATTTTTTGTTATTCTTCCTGTTAAACATACCTTATTCACTTTTCTGTTTCTCCTTATTTAATTCTTTAATTGCATTCATTTTTTCAATTCTTAATTTTGTTTCTTCTTTTTCCATTTCAATGTCATAGCATTTCTTTACTATTGTTTTATAAAATTCAAAGTCAGCAATTTTAATAAATTTAAGTAATTCACTACCAAAATTCCAACTATCCTTAACTTCAATTTCACTACATCCTCTATTTAATTTGCATTTTTGAGCTACAAAATTTTTTATTTTTTCTACTAACCATTTATCATTATCGTTTGGTCTTTCCTTTAATAATAAATCCCTATATTCGCTTAAGCTTATCGTTATATTTTTATCTTTCATTATTTTTTACCTAACAAATATTTCCTATAATGTTCTTTATGTTCAGGATATATTTGTATCATCCTTTCGTATATTTTTTTCTTTATTTGTTTATTATTTTTACTGTGAATTTCTATTACATGATCGTTATAACTTAATGGTGTTAAATTCCATAGATTATTATTAGTTCTATCTTGATCAATATGATGATAATGTCTTATGGTAAATACATTACCCTTTTTAGGTAAATATTGTTCCTTATAATCAACTACATAATCTGGATTATCATAAGCCTCATATAATTTATCTAATTCATTTCTCACCTTTTTTGGTATTTCCATACTTCCCCCTAAAATTGTGCGACGATAAACTCTCCGTTCTTTACTTCTAAACGTATGTTATCGTTTTCTCCCATAGCTTTTAAAGTTTTACTAGCCTTTACTAATTGATTAAATGCTCTTGTTCTATAATCTTTAGCACTTGCTATTATTTCGTCTTTATTTGATGTCAATTTGTATCCCCTTGATGAATGAGCTAAATACTTATCAGTTTTATGTTCAAAATAACTTTGATTATGTATTTCTACCATTTTTCTAAAAGTACGTTCGTCCATCGTTACTCCCTCGGATTTAAGTATTTTTAGAATGTCTTTCTTTTTAGTCCATTCAAGCAGTTTATCTGATATAAGTTCTATCATTTCCATTCCTCCTTTAGAATCTGCAATTCACTAGGTGTCATAGTTTCAATTCCTATAGCCTTAGCCTCTTGGACTATACCATCTATCAACTTTGACATTTCTTTAGTGTTCATTTCTGAACTTGGTGTATAAACTTTGTAAATGTAAAACTTATTTCCATTTGCTTCTCTTATTCCATCTAAGTCATAATATTTGAATAAACCTTTTACATCCTTAGTTGGTAACATAGCTTGTGTTATTACACCATAATGTCTTAAATAATCTTTATGAAGTTGTTCTTTATCAATTTTCATTGCGTCTGCAATTTGTCCTAAGATAAGCCAATAATAGGCGTTGGCGTCTAATGAACGTTTATTTCTATGTTTAGTTATTTTAATGTCATATAATGTATCTCTGTCTAGTTTTAGTAGCTTTGGTATTACATCGTCTACCTTACTAATAAAAGTCTGCATCTCTCATTCCACTTTCTTCGTATGCTGTTAATGGTCTTGAATGTTCTTTAAAATTTTGATGAGTTTCTTTTAATTCTTTATATTTTTCATTAACATCTTTATAATCATTCTCTAATGAGTAATACTCTTTTATTAAATCTCTTACATAGTTATTAATTACGCCTTGAGTATTTTCTGTTAAATAATCTAACTTATCTTCAAATTCCATAAATCATTCTCCTTTTGAACCCGTCAAGTCTATTCCTGCTTCTAAATAATCATCTATTATTTCATTAACAATTGTTTCATCTGTTCCAGCCATTCTTATAGCAATCTTGCCAAATTTCTCTTGGCTACTTTCGTATGCTATTTGCTGATTTTCTGGTACTAATAATTTCTTCGTTTTTATGTTTTGTCCATATAAACTATGCATTTTCGAATCAGTATTATTTGCCTTCTTTAATTCAATTTCTAGTCTCAAAAATTGTTGCAAATTTAAATCACTTAATTCACTCCATAGATTATCTCTACAAAATTGGTTTAAATCTTCTAATCTTACTCCTAGTTTTCTCATTAATTCTTTAATAGTATTTTTAACAATTACAATTGCATCAGAATTCTTGATATACATTCCTTTAAATATCTCATACGACTTATAAGAATTCTTTTGCATATCTTCTGCACTTGCTATAGCTTTGTCTACTCCAAAACCAGCAAATCCTAAAGCTCTTCCTACTGCAGATGTTTCACAATTTTCTATCATAGATGTTAAATTTATTTGATTTTTTCCCTTATTAGTTTCACTTGCGGTTCCAGTTGCAATTATATTGTCCTCACAATCAGTAACAATAGTTTTCATTCTTACATAATTTTCATTTATCTCCTGAATTTCAGTTTCTATGCTCCCAGTAGGATAAACCTTTCTATATGCTTTGATACGTTCATTTACTTGAGCATAACCTTTCCCTTTAATATCAGTAGTTTGTATTTCGTCATTTGCTTTCTTTATTTGCTCGTAGCTTACTTTGATATTTTCCATTTTTTATCTTCCTTTCAAGTTTCTTTATTTCCATAGTTTGATTTAAATTTTCAGCCTGTAAATCTTCACATTCATTTAGTTTCTTTCTGTAAGAATTTCTAAACGTGCTAGTTCTTTTTTCTTCATTTAGTAAACATTGCCTTAATGTTTGATTTTCAGTTTGTAATTTATCTAGTTTTGATAAATTCTTTTTATCTTGTATTTTTAATACTTCGTATCGAATTAATAAATCGATATACTTAATTATTTTCATTTAACCAATCATAATCCGGTATTTCTATGTCCGGTTCTTCCTCTCGTGTTTTTTCTTTTAGCTCATCTTCTGTTTTATCTTTAATGTTACGTAATACTGCATTTGTATATTTTAGATTATTAGCTCTAGCTAGCAATGTTTGATTTATTGCATACTCTATTTGATATGGTTTATAATTCCAACTATCTATTAGTTCTATTTCACTACTATTTAAAGTTCTATTTAATTTACTTTCTACATAGACATATACATTATCATTAACAATAACATTAACATCTTGATGTGCTTCTTCTTTGAATGTATTTTGATTTTCATTTGATTTTGATTTGATTTCTTTTTGATTTTGTCTTGTTCTTGCGTTGTTAGCTTTATTCTTGCTTTTATCTAACGGGCGCTTTAGGTTAACAAATACCTTTTTTTCTCTCTCGGAAAGTTTAATTTCCTCGTCCTCGAACATATATCTAAACACTGCCATTAACACATTTGATTGTTCTTTTTCATTTAATAATGTTATTAATTCCCAGTACTCTCTATATATTGCGAAGCTATTTATTTTGTTCATTATGCCTCCTATATTTGCTTTATTCCTATTTTTGTGGTATCTTATAGGAGTAAATTATTTTTATTTACGTTTTACGTTAGTCGTATGTGTTCCAGCACTGCGACTTTTTTTATTTACTCTCAATATAACCACCTCCTTAAAATAGAACTATAAATGTAGCAAATACTATTGTTAAACCAGCATATATTAATGCTACACTCTTATACTCTTTAATTAGTTGTTTCATTACCTTCACCCTTTAGTATTCTTTCTATGTATTTTGGTATTGCTAAATATGGTCTTGTAAAAGGTACATACATCTTTTCCTTTTTCATTAAATCTCTTGCCTTTAGCATAATCTGTCTTGATTCCTCTTTACTAAAACCTTTTTCTAATAAATAATCTTTTGTTACATATTCCATATTATTTTCCTTTCCCTCTAACACCTAATGGAGCCTAGAAACGACGAATACTAGTTTTTTTTACCTTGAAAGGAGGTTTGCTTCTAGACTCAATTAGATGTTAGAGATTTGATATTTTTATTCATAAAATTTTGACCAACTAAAGTTTAGAACATCTGCTATTTTTTTTGCCAATTCTACACCAGGTCTTTTTTTCCCTATTTCGATATAGCAATACATTTGTTGCGATATATTGCATTCTCTAGCTACATAGGCTTGCGATAAATCTTTCTTGTGTCTTTTATCAATTAACCATTGTCTTTTCATTTTTCACCGCCTTGTCTTTTAAAACTTTTTGTTGTATAATTTAAGTGCCTTAACATTGGCAGAAAGAGAGTGTGATTAATATCAAACTTTTAATAATTTCTGCCTTGCCTAGATACTGAAAAGTCTTATCTGCTATGAGGCACTACTTTTAAAGTAGCGAGAAAGAAAACTCTTAAATGATAAGTAATGGCAACTATGCGCTAGTAACACATAGGGTTGAATATAAGTTGGGGTTACCACTTCGAGGATCGGAGACCTCGATAAAAAACCGTAATGATAACAACGATTTAGACTATATACTGCCATTAATCTAGTATTAAACTCTTGAATAGTAAGCTTTACTAGGGCTTTCTATTCTCGTACTTACTATGAAATCAAGTCTAGTTTGCCGACCGGTCTTGATTTCTTTTTTTGTAATTAAGTTTATTACCTTAACTACACCTACATCTTACTACAACAAAAAGTTGTTGTCAATAGTTTTTACTATTTTTTTTTGTATTTCATTGATTTTTAAAACTTTAAGTTGTATCATTTGTTTGAGGTGAGATTATGTTTAGCGAACGTTTGCGAAAATTAAGAGAAGAAAAAAAAATATCACAACTAGAATTAGCCAAATTTCTTAATATTTCTCAACAAGCATTATCAAAATGGGAACAAAATATATCACAACCGGACAACAATGTTTTAATTATATTATCAAACTATTTTGATGTTTCGGTTGATTATTTATTGGGAAAATCTGATAATAAAAACCCTAGTAATGGTTTATATACAAAAACAATAACTGATGAAGATGGCTACTCTATCGAAATAAAAACAGAAGTTCCTTTTAATGAACTTTCTAAAGAAAAACAGCAAGATATGATTGACGTTGCTATGGAAAAACTATTTGAAGTTAAAAAGGAAATCAAGGAGAAAAAATGATTGTAGCATTAATTATATTAGTAATATTCATCTTTATAATATTAGTTGCAGTCGAATTAGATAAAAATAAGAAATATGAAGCAGAAGATGGCAAAAAGAATAAATCAAACTTACGTTGTCCCGTTTGTAATGAAAGAATGGGAATATACGATTTGAGCAACGCAAAATTCAATCATATGATTATATGTAAAAAATGTACCATTAAAATACAAGAAAAATTTGGTGAGAAACGACTTAATAATATATATCTTGAAGATCTACAAGAAGCAGTATTAGAATATGATTTGAAAAAGAAAATAGACATTGATGAAAATGGAACTATATATGATACAGAAACAGGTGAAATAATAAAAAAATAACCACAGGCATAATATTGTCCGTGGTTTTATATTGAAAATTATATAATATTGTCGTAAAATAATTTTAAGAAATGCGTTTCACACAATATTTGTGCATTTCACTAGATTTTTAATTATGTTATATAATTCTATGTTAAACTTCAATCATCGGAGGTTAATATGAATTCTATTATAGTAATTAAAAAAAATGGAAAAATAATTAAAATTTTCCAACACAAAATAAAAAAAGATAGTCCCTCGCCAAAGCAGACTATCGAGTGAAAAAAACTAGTATTCGTTTTTTGTTTTTTTCATACCTTATTTTATCAAAAAAAATATATAATTTCAAGGAGGTACTATGGCAATATATGAAAGCAAACCAACTAAAGATGGTAGAAAATACTATTTTAGAGTTAAATATAAGGACATATTAGGAAATGTTAAAGATTATTCCAGTAAAAAGTTTAAGTTAAAAAAAGAAGCCGAACACGAGGAACGACTTTTTAAATTAAATATAGAAAAACAAACAACTTCAGCTGTTACTATTACATTTTCGGACATATACACCGAGTACATGGTAAGGCATTCAAAAGAAATTAAAAAACAAAGTGTAATTAGAACAAATAATTTATTTAAAAAATTGGATTCAATAAAGAATATAAAGATAAATAATTTTGATATTACAAAATATAATTTATTTAGAAAAGAAATAGAAGAAAGAAACTACACCCCAAATTATGCAAATAAGATATTGTCATTATTAAAAAGGCTAATAGAATATTCCAATAAATATTATAATACAAGTGATAGAATAATTAAATTTATTGAAAATTTTAAATCGGTCAATGAATTTAAGAGGGAGATGGAATTTTTCACTTATCAAGAATATAAGGCATTTGATGATGTCATTAACGAAACAGATTATAAAACTTTTTTTACTGTTTTGTATTATATGGGATTAAGACAAGGTGAAGCTCAAGCCCTGACTTGGAATGATATAAATCTAATTAGACAAGAATTGAATATTAATAAAACCTTAACCACTAAAATAAGAGGTGAAAAATGGACAATATCAACGCCTAAAACAAAAAATAGTACAAGAACCTTACCAATACCAAAAATCGTTACAGAACGTCTAAAAATACTTAAAGAGTATTATAAAAATAAATATTCTGATTTTAACAATGATTGGTTTGTTTTTGGTGGTAAATTTCCGTTAAAAGAAACTACCATTTGCAAAAAAAAGAATAATTATTGTAAATTGGCAAATGTACAACAGATTAGAATACATGACTTTAGGCATTCCTGTGCAAGCTTATTAATTAATCAAGGTGCTAGTATAGCATTAGTATCAAAATATTTAGGTCACAGCAATATATCAATCACTCTAAACACATATACCCATTTTTATAAATCAGAACTAATTGATATTACGAAAAAAATAGACAATTTATAAAAAAGTGTGCTTAGTGGTGTGCCTAAATAATATATGTATAATAAAAACCCTTATAAAATAAGGGTTTATTTTTTATATGGTGACGCGTATGGGATTTGAACCCATGAATGCCGCCGTGAAAGGGCGGTGTGTTAAACCACTTCACCAACGCGCCAGTTTATAATTATAAAATGGTGGGCCTGAATGGACTTGAACC